TTCCTTTTTTGATAGCCAACTCGCCGCCACAGGCCATGTAACCACATGCGTCTACCCAGTTGTCAGGATTGCTTTTGTTAGATTTTAGCCGTGCTATTTTTAACAGCGTCATCATCACTGCAACGTCAGTAGATGTGAAATCCCATTGGCCGTTGAAGTAAATTTCCCACAACGTTGCTATAGTCTCAAAGTTGTCTTCCATATCACCGTGTGTGGCGTCACGATCTTTGGTGACGTACTGCTTTGCCGTATCTAATATTTCTGCCCGTTTCATTCAGCTATCCTTTCCACTGCTGCGTCTATTTGTTCTTTGTTCCACAGATAATTTAGCCAGCATGCGGCTTTGTATTTCGTCCATGAGAAATCCATTGCGCTAACTTGCACACCACCTCTGCGTAAGGCGTCACGTTGCTTGTCTGTGGCCCTTTCATTGAGCCAGCGTTTAGATTTGTTAGCTGCTGCACTGTCTTCAATCTCACGCATGAAATCATCTGCTGCTGACATGGCTTGTACCTTACCACCAATGGCGACTGAGCGCACCTTGCGCCCGTTCTGAGCCTTGACTAGCCCAATAGATGTATCGCCCACTGTGCCGACTACGCCAAAGCCGTTGAAGCCCATTGCCATGAGGCACGAACCGTTGCCGAATATGTCCATCCATAGGAACGGCGATAGTTCCATGAGGTCATATTCTGTCAGCGTGAAGTCCACCAATTCTTCTGTGTCTTGGCCTTGGAACTCATGCCCACATTCAACGCACATTCTGACGCTCATAGGGTTAATGAACCCGCACTCTGGGCATTCTTTTTCTGGGGCTTCTGCGTTGGGGTCTTTGGGCTTGCCATCTAGGTTGGCTGCTTCATCCAGCGCACCATGCGTTAGAATGCTGCTACCGAAGTCCAGCACAACACAATCTTTTTTAATCTGGTCAGGGTAAATTTCTGGGTCCAGAATGCGCAGACCGCGCCCAATCATTTGCACCATCGTTGATTTGAAAGAGCAAGGTCTGGTCAGAACTACGCAAGATACAGGCGGTGCGTCAAAGCCTTCGGTAAGCACTGCTACGTTTACCACGACTTGCACGTCACCGAACTCAAGGTCATGCAGTATTTGCTTGCGCTCTTCTTTAGGCGTGTCACCGATAACCATTTCGGCATTCACGTCATATTCGATAAACATATCCAGCAAGTCTTGGGCGTGGTTGATTGTAGAACAGAACACAACGGTCTTTCGATCCCCTGCTCGGTCTTGCCATTCATTGACCACACGCTCGTTAATGACGCGCTTATTCATTATTTGCGCAACCTCATCCATGTCGAAGTCATTGCCGCGCCGTGTGACCCCTTCCAGAGCCTCTGTGACGCCAACATCGACAACGTAAGCCTTGGGTGGCACTAGGAAGCCTTCGCGTATCAGCGTGGCTAGTTCTATCTGGTGTGAGCAATTGGTGAATACACTGCGCAGACCTTTGCCATCCCCGCGATTAGGCGTGGCTGTAAAGCCAACTATCTCAGCGTGTTCGTTGTCTTCTTTGACCGCTTCGATAATTCGCATATAGGTGTCTGCGGCTGCATGGTGGCTTTCATCCACAACAACCATATCGAACTTGGGCCTGTGACGCAGATTGTTTTCGCGTGACAGGGTTTGCACCATTGAGAATATGGTATCCCCGTCCCACTTTTTAATCGTGCCATTGACGATACTGGTGGATATGTTCGGGTTTACCTTTAGAAACTTTTCGCGGTTTTGCGCTACAAGTTCGTCGCGGTGCTGCAACACAAGAATGCGTTTGCCTTCTTTGTGCCGTTTACCAATAAGCGCAGACAACATAATAGTTTTGCCTGCGCCTGTGGGAGCAACTACGATTGTATTTTTGTGGGTGTCCAGCGCCGTAATAGCGTCTGAAATCGCCACCTCTTGATAGGGGCGTAGTATCATCTGATTTTCCTCTTCGCTAAAAGAATGTTGGGGGGTTCACGGCCCAAGGCCCCCCATCCTTGGTAGCAGGCGCGGAGTGGCCTTGCCGCTGCTATCTTTGCGCCCAGCTTGGCACGGGACTTCCAGCTTGCGGTGCTGGTGCCTGTGGCTGCTGGTATCCCGCTTGTGCTGCTGGCGTTGATTGCATTGGCGCTGACGCTGTTGCAATGAACCCCTTTTGATCTGGCGTTAACGCAGCCATCAGTTGGTTCTGATCGCTATAACCGTTAGTGCCTTTCTTAATACCAATCTTGGCACAAATTTCCATAGCGTTCAAGTCGAACACGCCAGAGATATTTCTGCGCTGTTGGGCTTCGTCCGACATATCTGTGGACTTTAGATGGTTTGCGCTTTCCACAATCTGGCGCAGTGTTCTTAGACCAATCTCTTTAGCCAAAGGCATACCGCTTTTACCCATTTTGTTGCCATCAACAAAGATTTTAGACCAGAACTTACGTCTATCGAACTCACCGCCAATGCAGGTAAATTCCAGTTCCATCCACTTAGCTGCGGAACTTTGTGATTGCTTGAACCACTGGCCCTGACCAAACTCAGGCAGTTCAATATCGCCGCTTTTAACAACGATAACTGCACGGCTTATCGCGCCGTTTGGAATGAGTGAGAACTCACGCTGTTGGTTATCGTCTGCTGGTGTTTCATTAAGATTAAACATTGTTGTTTCCTTCGCTTTGCTGCGTTTCTGGTTTTACAAAATCCAGCGGTTTCCCATTTGCTGAAAGTTGTGAACTCATTTTTTCGATCAGTTTACCTAAGTGTGGTTCCTCAAGCGTTGCCAACCGACCAGACCTATCCTTGGCAGGATAGCCCCATTCATTCAATGGCTGACAGACAAATGCGCGATACGGCCCATTTTCACCTGTTAGAATAGCCATTGTAATTACTTCATCAACAATTCCGGGCAATTCGCGCCCTGTCTTGCTGCCTTCAATCTGCAAGCTGTATTGCTTGCGGCTGTAATCATCTGTGGTTTCATCCAAGATGCCCACAAAGATTACATTCTTTTCGCGTATATGCTGCAAGTGGGTTAGCCACTGCATCATTTCACGACCATGCAGACCGTATGCTGCGCGAGTGTCCAGCTTACCTGTGCGGTCAGACCGCGACTCTGGCTGTTGCTGACACCATGAAAAGCACAGGCGTCCCGCTACTGTGATTGAGTCCACGAACAGCGTGTCATACTTTGCTACAAGCGTAGTTGGATCACCCTCTTCTGCACACAGGAAATCATAGTGCGCTTGGCTGTATGGCTGATCTTCTGCCAGTGACGGGTTTGGCCCACCAAGATAGCATGCAAGATCACGACACTCAGGCCATGACTGCGGACGCATAACGTCGATAGGATGCCCTTCGATAGCTGAGTCACCAGCTTCTAGGTCAACGAACAATGTACGTTCGCTCAGAGTTCTAGCGAGTGTGGTTTTACCCACACCGCTTTGACCACAGATCACAATCTTGTGACCTTTCTTTTCAGATAGCCGTTGGTCGGCTGTGATGATTTGGAAACTCATTACTTATCCTCAATGTCTACTGTGAAACGTCCGACTTCTGTAGTACGGGCGGCTTCTAATGTTGATTTGATAGCGGGTGGAGCTGTTGTGTATTTGCGCTCTTCCACTGCGTAGGTCAGCTTTGCATAGTGTTGCGCATTCTCAGGCGTCATGCTGTTGAATGTATCGCGCAATACGTCTTGATCCCAAGTGACCTTCTTACCGACATTGACTTTCATAGCTACATTGCCCTCGACAATGTGTGCCGTACCAAAGTCTTTACCGTCTGCCCGTAGCGCATCACGCGCCAACGGCAGAAACAAGTCTGATAATTGTTGTTCTACATCTTTTTGTTCGGCACGAAGATCAGTGATTACTGACTTCAGTTCGTCGCGCCGCTCAAACAGTTCCATACTGTTCATAACGTATCTCCTATTTGCTAAGGTTCCCAAGACCTAGCATTAGGCAGCATATACGTCAACCATTTTTTTTAGTTAAATATATTTCTATACCCAAACAAGCCTTCATCAATTTCTTTTTTAGTTTAAATTCAGGGGTTTCCACGCCTTTAGCGTCTTCAATAATTTCTTCCCACACGCCATCTTTGTTCTCTCGTTCGTATCTAAAGTCCGCAACATACGCACATATCTTTTGATCATTGACGATCAGATTGAACCTGACTTGCAGTTCCAGCTTCCTGACTGTGCCAGCCCGTTCTAGTGCGTGTAGGTATAAATAGCGTTCTGATTCCCACTT